AAGATCAGCACCCGCTGATCCGGCCACTGCTCGAAGATCTCCCTGAGGAACTCTGCGACGACCAGACTCTTGCCGCCGGCGGTCGGGATGACGATCAGGGGATTGCCGGTGTTGTCCGCGAAGTACCGATATATCGAGTCAACGGCGTCGCGCTGATAATTGTAGAGGGCGATCATGACCCCGCGCCCTCGTTGCGCCAGACGTGCCCGTCAGGCAGCCGGTAGTCGACCCAAGCGCTCCTAGGGTCGGCGGCGATCTCCTCGCCGGGGACGAGTGAGGAGAGATAAAGGTGCGAGGGGCAGCCTTGCCGCTGTTCATCGAGCGACAGCGTCTTGTTCCATCGTGCGCAATGCCACTCGCCATTTGCGATCGGTGATGAATGGCGGCAGGTGCGACAGTTGATCAGCGGCGCAGTATCGGCGTGACAGACGTCGCGGTGCTCGCACCAGCGGCACCCGAGAGCGCTGTCTGGATCCTCGCTGATCCGCGCAGGAGCCTTATGGCTACTGATGATGCGCGTAGCGCGGTTGATAACGACCGCCGCTACGGCGGGATCAGCGTTGGTGCGGCAGCTTATAGTTCGACGGCCACCCGGTGATGAAACCGTGAGGTAATGCCGGCTGAGACCGGCGTAATGCATGTATACGACGGCCTGTGCGTAGTACGTGCTGTCCCACTGGCGTAGCGCGTTCTTCTCGCCAACGTCGATCTTAAGCCGATCGAGCTTTGCCAGCTTTTTTTCGTCGACCTGCTTGTGCTCCCAGCAGTGCCATGTCGTGGGGGCCTGCAGCAATCCGAGCACGACGCCGTCGAGATGACCACGAAGATGGCCGGGATGATCAGAGAATGCCCACTGGCGGCCGGTTTGCGGGTCGATTGTCAGCAATGTAATGCCGGATACCAGGCGGAGGCGCGTGGCCATAACCTCCTCGCCGCGATCACCGTCGTCGAACCGTTTCAGCACCTCGGCCGACCATTGTTTCGGCGCGACCCAGCGAAAGCTGTACCAGAGCGCCCGCGCGCAGGGATGTCCAATTGCCGACATTCCCAGATAAGGCCGCGACGGCTGCCGCGCAGCCCTCTCTTCGATTGCGCGGTCGACTGCCGCCAATGTTAGATCGATCGGGTTGGTTTCTGGGATAGTGACCATGATCAGGATGCGAAGGCGGCATAGCTGCCGCCTTCTCACTCACACAGTCTGGGCCGAGGCCCGTTGTGTCCAGGGTGGGGTGCCGCCGCCGTTAGGCCGCGAAGGACCCCTTGGCGGTGCAGAGGAGTTGTCTGCCCGCGGCCGGTATCGCAGGACCTTGTTGCGATCGCCGAACTCCGCCTTGGCTGGCTCGATTGCGACATCGGCCAGCATCGGCTTATTGTGCAGCTGCTCGGAGTCCCTGACCTGCAGGACACCGACGGCATGGCAGATTTGGGACAATCGGCGGCGACCAATGTCGACCGCGGTCTGGCTCGCATTTTCGAGGTTTATGTTGTCGAAGATTCGCCGACCGACGTACTGGCCTGCCATCACCTCAAGAACGAACCTCAGATATTTTCCGGTGCCGTCCTTGGTCGGACGCACATCGGATTCGACCGCCTGCACGAGGTACTCGCCAACTGGGACTGGCGGGAAATCGCGGGGTGGTATGTCATTAGCGTCAAAGATGCCGCCAAATGTTGTCATCTTGTAAAACTCCGTAATTGGATCGATGTAGGTTAACTCGGTGGATTGGTTTAATTTCTTCTATTCATCTCCCTCCTTTCAGTTCAACTGACGCTCGCAGTGCGTCTTCGAAAACTGTCCAGCCGCCTTCCTTGGGGATCACCAGCGATGGCGGCAGGTCGTAGCGGTTCTTGGCAATAAATCCGGGACGCGCCTCCAGGTAAATGACGCGCGTCCCACTGCCGATGCCGCGAGTGATCTTGCGGCCGAACCCGGCGTCGATTGCCTTTGTCGAGATCTCGTAAGTCAGAAATCCGACGACGTCGGCCCATTCACAGAGCAGCGCCGCGGCACTGTCGTGCATGTCCGGGACGTAGCGGTCGTAAGGATCGGCCGTAGGGTCCTCGAAACGCTTGATCTTCGCGTGCGCGAGCACGATGACCGTCATGTTTTTGTCGTTGCGGAGCAGGTCGAGCCCGCCGAGCAGCTCATTCAGCTGCTCCTCAGCAGCTTTGTAGCCGCGGCCATAGGGCAAATCGCTGGCCGAGCCGACGTAGTGGTCGGCCGCAATGCTCTGGTGAATAAGCCGCTCAACCCGGTCGGCAGTGTCGACTACAACCGTCTCGAACTCGTGCTCGTTGCTTATGAGCGCGTAGATCTGTTCCGTAACCGCTTGCTTGGACCGGCACTGCTCGAACCGAGCAACATCGAGGTTGTCGATGCCATCCTCGGCTTGGATGAAGATCGGTTTGCGCGCCGACGCACCGAAGCTCGATTTGCCGATGCCGTGGTCGCCGTGTATGACAACGCGAGGCGGATGGTGCCGCCTCTGACACTCTATCACGAGATCACCAAGGCGCTGGGTCACCGCCCCGCTCCCACCGTTTCGCCATTCATCGCCTTACAATCGGATAGCTTCGCGACGCATCGCCGCTTGGCGGAAAGACACACATCCTGCGCTTGCGCGAACAAGGACGGGATCGTAGATCGTGCCGTAAGGGGTCTCGCTCGAAACGAAATCCGTGCATTCGACGAGCGACACGAGCCCCATTGCACGTTCGCGGGCGTGGATCTGGGTCGTGAGCGCCTCTCTCACCCCCGCATGGCGCCGTTTTCAAGCGCCTCGGCGAGCGCGACGCCGGCCGATGTCGGTGATCCATTGATCACGATCCTCAGGTGCTCGACGTGTTCGACCACGATCGCTACGTGCTCGGGCCGCGTGCGGCGGTACCCGGTCTTGCCGTTCGAACCGTTCACTGCTATCGCCATGATGCATTGTCCCTGTGTTGGAGCCGGTTCGAGGCCTCACTCTCGAGCCGGCCGTTTTTCACCGGCACGATGCCGGCGAAATGGAGTGTCGGGAATTAAGCGGCGCGCTGGCCGGTCAGATCCTCGACCAACGTGTCGTCGCGGGCGCAGATATTGGGGCCGATTTTGAAAGTCCGGATCTTGGCCGCCTCGGCCCATTGATAGACCCGCTCTTTGGGGAACTCTTCGCCCAGGATCTCGCCGATCCGCTTGGCGATGACCGGCGCGGTGCGGTGCACGCGCGGCGTTGTCGACAACTGACTCACTGTTGGGACTTGCCTCTCGCTGGGTTGCTGCCAGGTGCGAGTGTCGGCCAACTGAAACTAGGCCGTAAATGCGCCGTTTGCGCCGCGCGAGAATTTTTTATTCAAGAATTACAGATGGATACGCGGCGGCCTAGCGCGGCGTATCAGGGCCTAGCAAGCATTTGTTCAGGGCCTAGCAAACATTTGTATCGTCTGCCAGAAAAGCGGCCCGGTGGACCTTGCGCAGCGCTCGCATTTCATCGCGAGTGACGCTGATCTCGGGTTTTTGCCGCCAGGGGTCGTCATCCTTTTTGATCAGCGGGCGGCGCCGATGCTCCTCGTATACGGCGCGGACATGCTCGCGGTAGAGCTTCCAGATCGTGTGCCATCGCGCAGACTCGATACCCTCGGGTGGCGGCGGGATCGGTTCGGGCGGTCGCTTTTGCTGCGGCAGCGGCAGTTTGCCCTGTGCCGTATCATGCGCGGGGTTGTTCTCGAAGCGCAGGTTGCGGATCACGCCGCCGTCGGTAGCGATCCGGTCGCGCGACCGCTCCGACCCCGTCAGGTTCTCCAGCAGGGCCGAGTCGGGTCGGAAGGGCTCGTGGGTCTTCGGGTGAGTGGCGGTGAACACCGCCTCACCGCGGTATACCTTGTCGGCGATCGCCGCCAGCACCGCGCGCACGCGCTTTTCCAGCATTATCCGTTCCCGGCGCTCGAACCCGTCGGGACCCACGATAATGCTGCTGGGCACGTCGGCGGAGCGCTGAAGGTACATCGCGACCTCCGGTCCATCGAGCGAGAGGTCCTCCGTCCAGATCCGCCAAATTGCCTGTCCCTCATCGAGATAGCGCAGCTCGGCATCCTCCCAAAAGAAGCGCAGGGCGTCCTCCGCGAGCTTCGGGTCGACCTCCGGCCAAGTGGCGAGAAACATTCCATAGAGGTCGATCCGGCGGGTGATGACGGGCTGCATCTTGGTCAAGCTGTTGCACGAAGGCTTGCGACCCCTTATAAACCATTGATAATTCTTATTGCTGGACAAAACTGCGGCCACGCCCCAAACGGGACAGTCTAAGTGATTGTTTTAGAAAGAGCTGCGGCGGGTGCGGGAAGGCTTGAAGCCGGACACAGGAGCTGCTTCACGGCCTGTATACCGATGCAGGTCCAGAACCAGCAGCTTCACTACGTTGTGCTGCAGATCTATCCGGTCATCCCGCAGAACGTCATGGGCTGATCGCGAAGGCCATGGAAGCCGCCTTCCCCTGCCGCTGATCCGTTGTGATTGTGGTTGACACCGGGTCGCGACACTCCGATGCTCCAAGGGAGTGGGAATGGAAGCCGGTGTAATCCCGGCACGGTCGCGCCACTGTAAAGTCAGACCCATCCCCGACCCAAACGACTTCGCCGGGACGCAGGATCCCGAGGGGATGTCATGACAATTACCACCTCTCCGTGGGGTACTGTCCGGGTCGACTGGTCACAGTCCAGCGACGCGCCGGAGGGGTGGATTTTGGTCTCAGCTTGGTCGCAACCGTGTCGCAAGGAAGAATGCGACCCCTTATAAACCGTTGATAATCCTTATGAGTAGATATGGAACAAAACAGCGGCTTCACCCCAAGTGATAGGCCTAAGTAATTGTTTTAGAAGGAGTTGCGGCGGGTGCGGGAGAGCTCGGAGCCGGATACAGGAGACCTCCGCATCGCGCGAAGCGGGACGATTCCTCGGGCGGAGGAGGGAGGACCAATGGCTATGCCGGGCGCGGGCCGATCGCGCCTTCCCCC